CATGTAGAATAAATAAATCTAGACTATGGCAACATCGTATTTGCTTAGAAGCAATGTCTTACGATGAAAATGCCTTCGTTACACTAACATATAATGAAGAAAACTTACCCGAAGACAAATCACTCAATCCAAAACATGTTCAACTATTCTTAAAAAGATATAGGAAAAAGATTCATCCAAAAAAAATAAGATTCTTTCTGGTTGGAGAATATGGAGATAAAACAGAACGGCCACATTACCACTTAATGATATTTGGAGATAATAATAATGACGCTATTGATGAATCTTGGCATCTTGGTTACACTTATACTGGCAGTGTTACTCCTTATAGTGCGTCTTACGTTGCCAAGTACACTATCAAGGCACTTACAAAGAAAGATGATCGTAGATTGGACGGTAGACATCCAGAATATATGCGATGCTCAAAACAGAACGGTGGTCTTGGTATTCAAACCATCTCAGAAATTGCAGAAAAACTTAAAACTAAGAAGTACGGTCGTGAGAAAATCATTAGAGAGCTAATGCAAGAAAGGAAAAAGTTTCCACTTGGTCGTTATCTAACTCAAAAACTATTTGAGAAAGGCGGATTTGATCCGCATCTAAAGGAAACTGAATATTGGGATTACCAACAAGAAGTATTCGACAATCATTTAAAACCCGGTGAAGATTTCCGGGACAACATTGTCAATGAAATGGCTACAGAGAGAAAAGCTCGTGAACATAACCTAAAAGTATATGGAAAAAGGAGACCATTATGAAAAGAAATAAATTCTCACTGTCTCATTACAGGTTACAAAGTATGGATATGGGCCAGTTAATACCTTTATCATGGTATGAAGTCCTACCAGGGGACACAGTACAGCAAGCCACATCAGCACTAGTTAGATGTTCTCCCTTGGTTGCTCCAGTCATGCATCCAGTTAGGGTTAGAATCCACCACTGGTTTGTGCCAAATCGTCTTATCTGGGATGACTTTGAAGATTTTATAACAGGTGGCCCAGATGGAACCTATGTTGGTGATGTGCCTTATATGGAAAGCTCAGGCGTTGCAGAAAAAGAATTAGAAGATTATATGGGCATACCACAAGCAAGTTATTCACCCGATTTAGAATATTCAGCCCTCCCATTTAGAGCCTATGCAAAAATATTTAACGAACATTATAGAGATCAGGATTTAGTTCCAGAACTAACTGTAGACACAACTCCTGGACTAGATACAACAACCGACTGTGATATACAAAACGTAGCATGGGAAAAAGATTATTTCACTACAGCCAGGCCATGGCAAACAAAAGGAAACGATATAGAAATACCACTAACAGGGGACGCTCCCATAATGGGACTAGGAAAGATTGATCAAACTTATGCATCATCAACAACAAATGTATATGAAACAGACCAATCAGCTCAAACTCAATTTGCTAACTCGCAGGTTATGGACGGAACATTAGCAAATCAGCAAGTTCATATAGAGGAGGATCCCAATAACTCTGGTTATCCTAATATTAGGGCAGATCTATCAGCCGTGTCCGGAGTATCGGTAAACGATTTAAGATTAGCTCTGGCACTTCAACGTTACCAGGAAGCTCGTGCTCAATACGGATCACGTTATGTGGAATATCTTCGATACTTGGGCGTACGTTCATCAGATTCAAGATTACAGAATCCGGAATATCTAGGCGGAGGCCGGCAGGTTATTCAATTTTCAGAAGTACTGGCAACATCCGCAGCTCAGTACATTCCTATTGGATCCATGAAAGGTCATGGAATAGCAGCAATGCGGTCAAATAGATTTAGGAGATTCTTTGAAGAACATGGTATTGTTATGTCTCTAATGTCCGTAGTTCCTAAATCAATATACACAACAGCCTTGCACAAAGGGTTCTCCAGATTAACAAAAGAGGATTACTTTCAAAAGGAACTTCAATTCATTGGAGATCAAGCAATACTAAATAAAGAAATTCAATCAGATCATAGTGCTCCAGATGACGTCTTCGGATATCAGAACAGATATGACAACTATAGATCACATCCATCAGACGTAGCTGGAGAGTTCGGCCAGCTCTTAGATTACTGGCATTATGGCAGGAAATTCTCCGGTGATATAGCATTAAATCAATCCTTCGTGGAATCAGTACCAACAAAAAGAACAAATGCGGTTGATACTACAAATGTACTTTACGTAATGGCAAACCATTCAATACAGGCTAGGAGAATGATGACAAAGTTTGCTCAATCAAAAACATTCTAGGAGACAAATGGAAATAGAAAAAGAAACATACGATAATCTGGAATCGTTGGCCAGGGCTTTCCTAAGTCCTGAAGGAAAGGAAGTAAATAACCCTAAACCCTTATTCTTAGAATTAACCCCAAAAAAAATGTCTGCTAGAGAAGAAATACAAAGAATACTTCGGGTCGAATTATCCCATCAGGCTCAAATGCAAGGTCAAGAAACATATGAGGAAGCAAATGATTTTGACATAGATGAGGATTTCGACAAAGAAGAACTACAAACAAAATATACTATAATGGAAGAAGAGTATCTTCCTGTAGAGGAAATACAAAATAATAATGGAAATGGTATAAAACCAGAAGAAAAACCGGAAAAACCGGAAGAAAAACCGGAAGAAAGTCCGGAAACAGATACGTAGCCTACTTGATGGCTACTGTGCTTACTGACACCACTTATGCCAAAAAAACGTAAACGCAAGAAAACAAAGTCTAAATATCAGAAACCGGTTCAACGAAAAGCCTCTGACTTCTCAAACCGCTATCTGGTGTTGGAACGGCCTATAGCGTTTAAAACAATTAATAGGCATAAAAAGTCAGAAATAAAGCACAAAAAAATAATAATAACAGATGATAGGAGGTTCTACCTCCCTCTGGTAGCAGATAGAGCATTGTTAACAGATGGGAGGCCCTCCAAAATCATCGTAAAACCAACTGGAGGTCACTTACAAACAAAAGAACCATTGCGTTTTGAGGATCCGCGGCGTACAATCGTATGCATTAGACGGAAACAAAGACGTAAAAGTCTATTTGCCCTCTCTAAGGTAGGCAAAGGTAAAGGCGGTCCAAAACATAGAAAACTAACAAGAGATTCAAAAGTGAGGTGTTAAAATGCCCTGGGGAGCTATCGCAGGTGGTATCGCATCCGCCCTATTAGGTGGTGACGAAAAACAATCTAGTCAACCCTTCAAACTTCAAAAAAATATAGCCGAGTCCGGCATAAGTATAAAGGTAGCTGACGCTAAACGAGCTGGGATTCATCCTATATATGCTCTAGGAGCCAATATCGCCTATCCTCCAGCTGTTCAAACCGGTGAAAGACGGAACCGGCTGAGTCATATGGGCCAAAATATTAATCGGGCCATATCAGCAATTAAAACTGCCCAGGAAAGACGCCTTTCCGAAGTCCTACTAAAACAAGAAGAAGAAAAACTCGCTCAAATGGGACTTGAAACAATCTCAATGAGAAACGACCTAAATAACATAAACGAAATTCCCGCCCTTCCGGACGCAACTAACAAAGGCATAGTCCAGGGCCAGACGCCTGGGACGGTCGTCATTCCAAAACGCATCACGGCATCAAATATCCCGGGCCAGGAACCTGGAATAATTCCTGGCGGTCAGGTTGCAATGATGCCAAATAGAAGAATGGCTGAAACAATAACAGAACCTATGTCAGAACCAATAGAATCAGATGCTTATAACGCACAGTTAAGATACGGTGAAAAAATTATACAACATTTTGACTCTTGGATATATTCTGCAAGTGCAACTAGAGATTATACTCCTGGAGGAAGAAGATTTAAAAGACAATTAGAAAGAAGAAGAATGAGGTTAGGTAAGCCTCCAAGGGGTTATCATTACTCATTTGATTTCGCTATGAACAGTTTTTACTTAACTCCCAATGAATATAAAAAATCCAAAAAGTTTAGGACTCCCTCTGGAGGGAAAGGTTTAAGACAAAAAATATATAATCAACCTAAATAGGAGGTAAAAATGTACAGAAGAAGAAGAAGGACTCGCAGAAGTTTTCGTGGAAGACGCAGGTTCGGTCGTGGTAAACGTAGACGAAGAGTTAAAAACAATGGACTATACAGTCGTAGAATTGGTCGTAGAATGTGAAAGGGAAAAAACTGTCATGATGTGTAAAAATCCATACATCAAACAGCCCACAGGAATAACAAAACTTCACACTATCTTATCAAATGATGCTCGTGAAGCATCAACACCGTTTCCCTGTGGGCAGTGCCTACCATGTAGAATAAATAAATCTAGACTATGGCAACATCGTATTTGCTTAGAAGCAATGTCTTACGATGAAAATGCCTTCGTTACACTAACATATAATGAAGAAAACTTACCCGAAGACAAATC